GCATGCGGAGCAGAGGCCGTGTCCGACGTGTGGTGTGGTGTCGGGGTATGTGGTGGCTGGTGCACCTGCGGGGCGTAAGGGTCTTTCGCACTCGGTGCAGGGCGTGTACGGGGTGATAGCCATCAGGCGTCCTCCTTGTCTTCGGTAGGGGTGAGGTCGTCCAGGGTCTGCGCTTCATGGCATCGGCATTTCCGACGGCGTGCGCAGACCCCTTCGAATGGCACCCAGCAGCACCCGCGTTTGCAGGGTGCGTAGGTTGATGGGGCGCTCATGCTGCGGCCTCTACGCCGAAGTGGTGTTCCAGCAAAGTGGGTTTGAATCCGCTCCACGACACATCGCCGGTTGAGGTCTGCGTGTAAACGACGGGGGACTGCTGATGCCCCATCGCTTTCACGGCCTCGTACGCGTCGAGGTTCTGAGTAACGTCGATGGTGTCGTATTCGATGCCTCGCTTATCGAGCCATCGTCTGGTCGCACGGCAGGGTTGGCAGTTCGGTTGCGTGTACACGGTGACGGGCTTGTGGGTCATGGGTTTCCTTCCGGGGTTGGGTACACGTGAGGCCGCCTCATTGCTGAGACGGCCCCACGTTCGATATGGGGTTGGTGGCCTAGAAGGGCGGTTCCGCTGGCTGTCCGCCCCAGCCGCCGTTGAATGTCTGCTGCGGCTGACCAAAACCGCCATGCTGCGGCTGCTGGGTTGGCTGCTGGGTCTGCTGCTGTGCGGCAGGGATCAGTCCGACCGAGTCGGCGATGACATCCAGCGAGTCGCCGCTGTTGCCGTCCTTCTCCCAATGTCTCGTCTGAGCGCGACCTACAACCGTTACGCGCTGTTTCTGACCTTCCTGAATGACGTCGGCGAGGGTTTCTGCCTGCTTGCCGAATGCGGTGACGTTCCACCAGGTGGTGCCCGTGTCTTCCCACTCGTTCGTCTGCTTGTTGAATCGAGAGTGTCCCTCGGCAACAGAGAACGAGAAGCGGGGCTTCCCGTCGTTGCCGAACTGCAGGCCTCGGACCTTGCCGATGTTGCCCTTGAAACCAACGTTGCTCACTACTGTTCTCCTTGTGGTTGTCCTGCGGCTTGTACGGCTGCGAGGTAGTCGTCTGGTGCGCCCGCTTGCTGGGCTTCGGTGTAGAGGGAGCGGGCCGCGTCAGGGTCACCCTGCACCTGCTGTAAGCGTGCCTGCCAGTCGGTCTGAGGTGCCGCTGCCGGTACATCCGGGAGCGGCTGGATCGTGTACTTCCCGTACTTGCCGCGTGAGGTCGGCAGGGTCACGTTCACCGGCTTGTCGATGCCAGATACGGCCCTGACCCTCACGCCTCCCACGGCTTCCCCTGCCCATCGCACCGATGGGTCGTTGTACAGGTGGGCTCGTTTGCCGACCCATGTCTGACTGTCTGGGCCCCACACCCTGGCGAGGATGCGGCGGACGGTTTTCGCGGGCCTCCACGGTCTCGGGAACTCGGCCAGTGACACGTTCACCGGCTGGTCTCCTTGCGTGACTGTGACGTCGGTGATCGTGAAGATGCCGCCTTCCTCGGTGAGGTCGGCGGCATCCATTTGGTCCGAGTTGGACGCGAGCGTGTGTGTGATGTCAGCCATCAGAAAATCTCCTCTTCCCCGAACGGATCAAACCACTCGGTATCTGTCAGTCCGTCGGTTGCTGTCTTGTAGGCCGTCACGTTCTCCTTGATGCTCGCTTCTGCGTGCGTGACGGCCTCCGTGATCACGTTGAACCACTTGATGTCCGGGGTGACTCGCTGTACGTACAGGGGCATCCCTGGCACGTAGGAGATGAAGTCAATCCACGCACGCCCTGACACGAACAGCCCGGTCTGCAACTGAGCCATGTACTGCGAGGGCACTTCGCCTGCCATGATCGTTGCCAGGTGGATCTTGGGTCTTGGCGACTTGATCTCGATGAGCCCGAGGTCGCCCACCAGACCATCTGGCGAGTAGCCGAGCGTGTACATGTCGGTGTCGAGGCGCATGAAACCGACCTCATGGACCGGCTCGAATCGTTCGGAGTAGAGGTCGCGGGCGAAGGGTTCCAGCAAGTTCCCTCGCTGCATGTCCCTGGTCGGGAAAGTGACCTCCACGCGACCCGTGATCCGCTCAGCCGACAACTCCACAAGCTTCGACTCAGCGGTGCCATTCTTCGCCAGCGTGACCGTCTTCGGAGTGATGAGCTGCCCGATCACAGACGCGGTGACGATCCCGCAACGTGCTTGCAGCCACTCATCAGTGCCCTGATCGAGCTGGTCAAAAATAGTGAGGGTCATCTGCCGACCTCCTTGGTTTCTTGGCATGTGGGGCACCACCATGTGGTGACGCTGGGGAAGGTGGGTGGCTCTTGCAGGGTTGTCCCGCATTCGATGCACTTGGTCATGACATGGCCTCCCATTTCTCTTTGCAGGCCGGGCAGATGGGGAATCGGTCCGGGTCAGCCGAGGGGACCCACTTCTTGCCGCACAGGGCCGTGAGTGGGGTCCCGAACACGTGCGCGTCTGTCAGCTGGTCCTTGGGTACGTAGTGCTTGAACCGGTCGTGATCACCCGCATCCGTGGGGGTGAGGGTCGGATTGTCGAGGACGTCGCTCATTCCGCCACCACCTTGGCGCGACGGAGAGGGCCGAAGGTCTCGATCAGGGCATCGGTGTCGCAGGCGTAGGCATCGTCGGTGAGGCAGTGCCACCAGTCCGCGTCGAACCGCCACAGGTCATCGTCATCGTCGAGCACCATGTCTCCGGGCTTCCACTCGGGTTCAGCACTGGGGAAGTCGGCGGGTCCGAGGACGGCGGTGAGCCGGTCGCGGAGCATATTGGCGTCGTCCTCGGTGAGGTGGACACTCGTCGAGTCGTCGCCGAAATTCAGGGTGTAGTTTCGGACTCCGGTCCACCATTTGGTGGTGATGCGAATGTTCATGAGTGGTTCCTTCGTGTGGTGGTGTGGGTGTCAGTGATGGCGGCGGCCCCAATGGCGGCCATGAGGAGCCAGGTGTCAAGTCCTGGGTTTTGTTGAGGGTCAGCGGTTGTTGAGTTTCAGGCCGCGGTGGCGGTCTGGTCGGGGCCGGTGTGTCCGGCCCAGTATTGGGCTTCGACTTCCGTAGGGGTGCGGTAG